AAGATTTGATATCTACATGGCTATGACCGGTATTCCCTTCCGTTATGATCATGTCTACCGTGGTAGTGGTGTCTCCCAATGCTAGATCCAGTAATTCTAAATTTGGGGCTGTGACATTGCGTCTTAGACATTCGCAGAATTCTGACACCGGTTCAAAGGCAACGACATTGATGAAACTTCCGCAGAGATCTTTGGTCCAGAGCCCAACATTGGCTCCGATATCAAGGGCAAGATTTTTCCTAGCACACACCTCCATGCTGATCCGTCTCACTTTTTCTTGATACACTGGTGCTCCGCCTTTGCTGACATGCTTGGTCAGCATTTCTGAAAAATGTGTGTCTTGATTGGGGAACCACCATCCGTGAGACTGATACATGATCTAACCTTGAGCTGATATTTGTTGCCAGTACGGATGCTCGAGGTGCCGTTTGATATCTTTGGCCAGGCTTGCTCCTTGGGTTTTCCGACTCCCTTTGGCATGATCCATGCACAATCCCAAATCACTGTTGATAAAAGGATGGCCTGCTAGATTTTTGTCCTGCCATGCTGAGTTGAGATTGTGGAATTTGTGATCAGACTGATATCTTTTCCTTACTGTGTCCCAGATGTAACTGTCATGCCATTCGGGATGTTTGAATATCTCATCAGTGTCATACATTGACCGAAAGTCATCTATAAACATCCGGGTGCCGGAGTTGTCGAGATTGTAACCAACCCATCCACATTCACTGTGATAACTTTCGCCCCGGCCAAGGTAGGATATCATAGCATCCTGAGGACACACCCGAGACAACCATGCATGATCTACCACAGAGTGTGTGCGGGTATCCGCATCCAGCCAGATCATCCATCCACTGGATACCATGTTGGCGCACAGCGCCACACTGAATACTTTATAACTGAATCGCACAGCGTCCCAACGGAATTTTTTTTTGGGATTGAACACATCCGGTGGCCCAGCGCGACCATGGGCTAGATCGTTGTTGGCATGACGCTGGATAAAACTGCGCAGTCCGGGACTGGTATTCAAGAGATCGATCACTTGCGTGGTCGGGCGATTAGTCCGCGGTCGGCAATTTTCTGCACACACTAGCAGATCCACATCAGCGGGCCAATACTGCTCAAAGGTATCAATCATCCTCTGACCATAGGTATCTAGGCCTGCTTGATTGAACGTGGTAATTACTGTGTATTTCACAGGGATATTTAGTGATCAAAAACGTAGCCTATTTTCCTTTGCAGGCGGCCGGCAACAGTGGCCCGGTGATGGCAGCCATGCTGGAATCTCTGCAGCACGCAGGTATTGGCACTGCGGAGAACAGCATGACCTCAGATGCCGTGATCATATGGAGCGTGTTGTGGAGTGGACGCATGGCCAAGAACCGCGAGGTATATCAGCACTATCGCCGCCAGGGTCTACCCGTGATAGTGATAGACATTGGATCTCTGCTACGAGGCACCACATGGAAAGTGGCCATCAACAACATAACCGCTGAGGGTTACTACGGCCAAACCCAGGATTTAGATTGGGATCGCCCCGCACGACTAAACATCAATCTAGGCACGGTGCATCGTCCGAGATCGCATGTGGTGATCGCTGCCCAAAATTCGGCCAGCCTGCAAGTGCAAGATCTTTCAAGCATGGAGACTTGGATCGCACAGCAGGTCGTCCAAATACGAGATCACACAGATCGTGAGATACGGATACGGCCACATCCTCGATGTCGCCTGGCAGTATCACAGTTGCCGCAGGGCATCATTGTGGAGTCCCCCCGCCGTGTGCCCAACACCTATGATTCATTTGACATGCAATTTGATTGTCATGCTTTAGTAAACTACAATTCAGGACCGGGCATACAGGCCGCCATCCAAGGTGTGCGACCTGTAGTTCACAGTGCTAGCCTCGCCCATCCAGTGTCGGTAAGTATAGAAGACATTGAACGACCCTATGACATCAATCGAGATCAGTGGCTGGTGGAGATCTGCCACACTGAATACACCCTAGAAGAAATAGCTCAAGGAATATGGCTAAAAAGGCTGTCAGACAGGCTGTAATGAACACTGGCATCGATGTGGCCTGCGTGATACACGGAGACCTATATGCATGGCAATATGTAGATAGGCTCAATCACATGGTCCAGACCAATCTCACCTGTCCCACACGTTTCCATGTTTTTACAGAGCCGGACCGGCCAGTACCGGCCACCATGATCAAGCACATCCTGCAGCCATGGCCTGGCATAGCGGGACGCAAAAAAGCCTGGTGGTACAAGATGCAGATGTTCGATGCCCAACACATACAAGGCCGTGTGCTGTATTTTGATCTTGACACCGTGATAGCGCGGTCCATAGATTGGATGCTGGCCCTGCCCGCCGAATACTTCTGGACCGTAAGAGATTTCAGGCATCTCTGGCGACCCAGCTGGCGTGGCATCAATTCCAGTGTCATGCTGTGGGATACCGTGAGATATCGCTGGATCTGGCAGGAATTTTGCCAGCACAATATCGCCGCGGTCACGCGGCAATTCCACGGAGATCAGGATTATCTCAACTCAGTGCTCACAGATCGGCATCTGCGTTTTATGCCCGAGCATCTCATCAAGAGCTGGCGCTGGCAGATCAAAGATGGCGGCATGGACATGCGCACCCGGGTGTACCGTAGGCCCGATGCTGGATCGGTGCTGGATCCAGATACATCTGTGATGATCTTCCATGGATCGCCTAAACCGCATGAAGTGCATGATTCTGTGGTAGCCAATCTATGGAGCAGACCGTGATAGATTATCAAAAAATACGCCACGTGCACCTAGAGATCAGTTCTCGATGCAACGCGGCCTGTCCTGATTGTCCTCGAAATCTCTTTGGTGTGAATGTGGTAGACAATTATCCACAATGCGATCTGCGATTGGAACAGATAAAAACTATCTTTGCCAGTGAGTTTCTTCGGCAGCTTGAAAGCATATTGATATGTGGCAATTACGGAGATTTTGTCACGGCCAGAGATGGTGTTGATTGTGTGGAATATTTTTACCAAACAAATCCGAATCTTCATGTTAGCATCAGTACCAATGCCAGCGCCAGGCCAGACATCTGGCCTAGGTTGGGTCGCACACCAGTGGAGATCGAGTTCCGGATCGATGGGCTCAAAGACACGCATCATCTCTATCGCGTGAACACAGACTGGGACACTGTGATCAAAAACGCCGGAGCTTTTATTTCTGCGGGCGGCCGAGCTATTTGGCACATGATCGTGTTTGAACACAATCAACACCAGATCGATGCGTGCAGAGACATGAGCCGAGAACTGGGGTTCTATCGATTTGAGATCACCCAGCAAGATCCAGGAGTACGCAATCGCATGCCAGTTTTTGGACCCGATCAACAGTTGCGTTACGTGATAGGCGGTTATGACAGTGACACCGATTTTGCATACTTGAAACATCATTATTTCACCAGAGATCACTGGCAAGACATGGAATACAGCGTGCCAGCTGAAACTATCCAGTGCAAAGCTATCGGCGATGGTCGAGATCACAGCATCTACATCACCAGCAATGGAGAAGTGTATCCTTGTTGTTGGCTGGGATTTTATCCACTCACCAATGATACCAGGCTAGGAAACCTGCAGATCAGATCAATGATCAGGAACAACAGCGCCTTGGAGCACGGCATTCCAAGAGCTATAGAATGGTTCTCCAAGATATCGCAAAGCTGGCAATTGGCTACGGTACACCAAGGTCGGATAGATACTTGTAACACCACATGCGGATCTTGCCATAGATCATGAGCCTGCTGATCGGACCAGAAAATCAGTGCATGTTGGCTAACTGGCGATTGGGTCCGGACACAGATCCTGGATGGTTTGATACCAACGGTACAGCCGAAAGGCATGGTAATTTTATCATTGCTACCATGTTCTGTCTGCGTTGGCAGTTACCGAACCACACACCCGATGGTATCTTCAACATCTTACATGCCGTGTCTCTGGGCCGAGCAGCCCGCACTGGCAAAACACATCTTGAGCAGCTGGCACAGATCCTGCACGGTCGGTTGCATATCACCTGCAGGATCACTGACAGTACCAACGAAGTCCAAAGAAACATAGTGGCTCTGTCTGGATCTTGGCAGCAATACCAAGACCGAACTATGTTGTTGATCTATACCGGCAGTGTTGATGCCCAGGATCCTCACAAGATCCAAACTCATAATCTGTTGTATGATCCTAGCAACCTTGATGTCTTGCAACACGTGACTTTTATGGCCAAGATTGAATCCAGGATAGATGTGGATTTTACTACATGGAAAGGACACAGAGTCATCTGCGATCACGAACAATATCACAGACCTCGAGACCATGTGATAGTTCACGGCAATTGGTTACCCAGTCCTGTAGCCCACACGCCATTTGAGATAAATCGGATCTGGGGCAGCTTAGATCAGACCATTGATGCATGTGATCCGTTACAAGTGCGTGAATTTACAGGAGAGATCGTGCCAGATCGTATAGGTTCCGCTAAGGCATGGTACAACTGCAACTGCAACAATGTGGTCATTCAGCACGCGCATCGTTGGGCTCGGTGCACGGGCCGTTATCAACAGACCAACTCACTAGGGTTGCGATTGCCATAGCGGACAATGCTGAGATCGTGTTGGGGCATAAATAAAGAGCAAGGAGATTCACATGCGAGAAAAAATCATAACCCAGCGCGCGCAAGGCTACGGTTTTCAGCCCGTCACAGTAACAGTGCAAATAGATGGTAATACTGTGTTGGCTGGAGAGATACCCACCCAGGACGCTGTCGTGCCCCTGTTGCCTGACGAATGGACATCAGAGTTAGGCGCCAATGCATGGTCATGGACAGTGGCCAGTGATTTTGTTGGCACCCAAAACATGACGATATCTGTGGACAATGGTATAATGTTGCTTTGTGATACCTTCTATCAGCAATCTGATCCGCCGGGCAATATATGGCCGTTGACATTTGTGCAGGGCAATGTAGGCAATGTGCCTATAGGCGATCCTTTCACATCTGTCACGATCAATGGAGTGACGCAAGAACAAGTTCGTTCCCAATCCAGCACTGGACAATGGATCTGGACGTTGCAGGCCGGTGACCAGTTTGCCTGCACAGTGAATATCGTGCCTTATACCCCCCCACCCGAGTCAACACCCTGACAAACGCCAACCCTGCCCAGAGCAGGGTTTTTTGTGGTTGACCAGAAATGGCCGAGTTTATACAATGGAACTATGATGCAAGTATAACTCCGCCCCGGCAGCGATCCAGGGTAGCCTCGAAAATGGGCGTAAAACCTAAGTCCGGGTCCATGGATCTGCAGGTAAGTGCTATCTAATCTAGTGCATGCGCGGTGGTTGACCAGAAATACCAATTATCGTATAATAATTAGACAATAACACATAGGAGCCTAGACCATGACTCAAGTCGTGATCCGTAGCGGTGAATACCGCAAACAAGATGTTTCGGGTATGAAGTTCACCTTGTTGCGCGATTTCCAGACCGATGCCCGCGGCGGCAACGTGGTGGTAAGTAATGATGGAGTTTTTCCGGGCATGCCCGAGCAAATCCGCATCCGGGTAAACAGTATTGATGACATCGAATTCACAGGAGATCAACCGGTGACCAAACAGGACCGAGTGCTAGAATTCAAAAAGCCCGAGGAAACTGATGAACAGGTCATGGATCGGATCGAACGTCGGTTCGCCATCCTGGATGACATGACCAAGGCCGCAATCGCTGGCGACATCCGTGCCATGATCGTGGTGGGTCCTCCCGGAGTGGGCAAGAGCTACGGCGTGGAGTTTCAGCTGGAAAAGGCTGGTATGTTTGACAAGATCTCCAGCCGCAAGGTAAAGTATCAGGTCATAAAAGGCGCCATGACTCCGATCGGTCTTTATTGCACTCTGTACAAAAATTCTGACCCGCAGAATGTGTTGGTGTTCGATGACTGTGACACGATCCTGCTGGACGACTTAGCACTGAACATCCTCAAAGCCGCTCTGGATTCGGGCAAAAAACGCAGGATACACTGGAACGCGGATTCGGCCATGTTGCGCAGAGAGGGTGTGCCCGACTGCTTCGACTTCAAGGGCTCGGTGATTTTTATCACCAACCTAAAGTTTGATCACCTTAAGAGCAAAAAACTCCAGGACCACTTGGAGGCCCTGCAGAGTCGCTGTCACTTCCTGGACCTCACCTTGGACACCACTCGCGACAAGATACTCCGTATCCGCCAGATCTTCCGCAAAGGCGATCTGTTCCAGGACTACGATTTCACACCCGAGCAGGGCGAAGAGATCGTACAGTTCATGCAAGACAATCATGCCCGGCTGAGAGAGATCAGCCTGCGCATGGCTCTCAAGCTGGCGGACCTGACCAAGATTGGCACCAACTGGCAAGCCCTGGCCGAATCTACCTGCATGAAGCACTGATAGCAGTACCCGGATCGCCACCCAAGTCTAGCTCCTAGGCGATTCGTTTGGAGGAACCCGTAAAACGGTTCCTCTATTTTTGACAGCAGTAAATACAGTCTGTTACAATCACACAATGCCATCATTGAACATTAGATTTGATACCGGTCTTGTTTTGGAATTTGAAATTGAAAATCATGACATCGCTGATCTCTGGCTAGAAAAATTCGAACAACGACATGCCTGGCCGCTCGATGATCCCAGCAGATTTTACGGATTGAAAGATGCAGAGACAGAAAGAACCAGGGCTATTCATGATCTAAAAACATGTATTGATACTATCAACAGCTATCAAAAAATGATTGATTGTCCATCGAGTGATCTGGATGATCAAAACACCCTCAATTATCTGCACAATATCTTTGAAACTTATCATGGGTTGTTGGATCAACAGGACACTGCATGGTGGCACGCCGCACCAGGTGCAGTCAAGAAGGCACTGGCGGATCTTAATATCGCAGTACACAGGATGGAATCTTCGAGACACAATCTTCCACGCATTGTCTGTACCTGGTTTGGCATGCCTAAAACAAATGTGCTAGATCCTGTACTCATGCATCGCCATGGAAGGATGGTGTCAGAGTGGGGAGGCGTCTATCTAAATTATGTAGAGATTGGCAAAACCCTAGAAGATCTGGCCACTGACAATGATCAATGGATTGGCGACGATGCGTTCCAACCATTCCGACATTACAGTGCAGATTTCAATATCCGATTCTACGATCGCATGGCTCCAGTGGCTCGAGTGTACAGCTATTGGGAACAGCATCGCGATTTCTTTTCCTCGCATGGTATCCATACATGGGATGATCCTGCAGCTTTCTCATATAGATTTAAGATCGCACAGTTAAAAACACAGTTGCAGCGTCATGCTGTCATGGTCGAACTCAGTCGAGTCACTTGCATCGTGGATACATACATTTCATGAGACAAGCACGATTGATCATACGAGACGAAGTCAATGTCAAGATCGAAGGATTAGAACTTGATGTGAGACGCGCGCTCGTTAACAAATTTAAATATGATGTTCCATATGCCCGATATCTGCCCGCGGTACGATTAGGCCGTTGGGACGGTAAAGTGGCGTTTGTCCAGTTGGGCGGATCTACCTACGTGAACCTCCTGCCCGAGATCATACCCATGTTAGAAGCATCCAACTACGACATAGAACTAGACGATCAGAGAGAATATCGCACCACGTTTGAATTTGATCCGGTCCAAGAAGATTCCTTCGCTGGAATCAAGTGGCCCCCGGGTCATCCCAACGCCGGCAATGCAATCATGTTGCGCGACTACCAGGTAGAGATTATCAACGATTTCTTGGCCAATCCACAATGCATCCAAGAAGTGGCTACAGGTGCTGGCAAGACCATCATGACCGCGACCTTGAGCCACTCAGTGACCCCTTATGGTCGAAGCATAGTGATTGTACCTAACAAGAGCCTTGTCACACAAACAGAGAAAGATTACATCAACATGGGTTTAGACGCGGGTGTGTTTTTTGGTGATCGCAAAGAGTTTGGACGCCAGCACACAATCTGTACCTGGCAGAGCCTGAACGTGCTACTCAAGAATACCAAGAACGACACAGCCGACATCACCATCGGCGAGTTCCTTGAGGATGTGGTATGCGTGATCGTAGACGAGGTACACATGGCCAAAGCCGATGCCTTAAAAACCCTGCTCACTGGCGTGATGTCACAAGTGCCTATACGCTGGGGACTCACAGGAACCATACCCAAAGAAGATTTTGAATTCCAGGCCATACATGTGAGCCTTGGCCCAGTGATTTCGAGGCTTGCCGCGGCAGAACTCCAGGACCGAGGTGTGCTGGCGCAGTGCCATGTAAACATCGTGCAGTTGGTAGACCATGCGGAATATTCAAACTATCAGAGTGAACTGAAATACCTCCTGGAAGTATCGGGGCGTCTAGATACCATTGCCTCGGTGATCTCCGAAGTGAACCGCACCGGAAATACCTTGGTCTTGGTGGATAGGATCTCAGCAGGACAGGAGCTGGTTTCACGGCTGGGCGATCGCGCGGTATTCGTATCGGGTGCTACCAAGGCCCAGGACAGACAGGACGAGTATGATGCGGTGGCAGAATCAACGGACAAAATTATTGTGGCAACATATGGTGTGGCGGCTGTTGGAATCAACATTCCTAGGATCTTTAATCTCGTGCTCATCGAACCAGGAAAATCATTCGTACGGGTTATCCAAAGTATTGGACGCGGAATTCGCAAGGCAGAGGACAAAGACTTCGTGCAGATCTGGGACATAACCAGCACCTGCCGGTTCGCCAAGCGCCATCTCACCAAGCGCAAACAGTTCTACAAAGAGGCTAAATATAACTTCTCGCATGAACGACTGGAATGGCAGACTTGACTTTGAACCGTTCCAGTGTATACTTAGACACATGCGTATTCTCACATTAGAAAACCGATTCTACGATCTCGATCATCTGCCGGACGAAGTGGATGACATGAGATTCGCTATATTTGATAACTCGGATCCTCACAATCCTGACTATCACTACATCCCTTTGATATTCCTGGAAAGTTTTTCTGCACCGGCCCTGGTGCTGCGCATCGGCGAAGCAGAGATACGCATGCCCATGGATTGGCAGGTCCTGATCGGTGAGCCGGATCTGGGCGATCTCGAAATGCTGCCTCTCACATCTATCAATGATCGTGGATTCCGGGTGTTCCAGTTCAATCCTCTCACCAGTTTCCGCCCCAGCTTCCTCGACATTGAAATCATGGATGTTTACCATGAAGTCACATGGTACGCTCCCAAGCTCAAGAACGGACAGATGTTGGCCGTGCCCCTTACTGATGATCCCCAACCAGAATGTGTGTATTTCGTGAAAGACATCAGCCGTAATTGCGAGATAGTGGACTACAACAAAGCATGGTAGCAGACAAGCTTTCTATCCGCAACGAAATGCGCGAGTTTGATGGCAAAAATCGCGAGTTCTACGATGACCTCACCGATGAGGAGCGCAAAAAATTCTCTAACTATCTCATGATACGCTGGGGATCTGCGGTGCGAGGATCTCAGGAACTGCAGGAATTTTATGTGATCGCTACAAACGAACGATTGAACCGACACTTCTTCGCTGTGAATCGGCATCCCAAACTGCAATGGCTCATGGCCACCGCAGTGAGTCCAGGTCTAGGAGCACAGGATCATGTCTGGATCGCGCCCAAGAAAAAAGAAACCGGCAGCAACGAAGTCAAAAAGCTGTTGCTGGATCTATATCCTGCCATGAAAATACAGGACATAGAGACCCTGTCAGCACTGGTGGACAAGAAAGAACTGCGAGAACATCTCAGTGAGCACGGAAATCAAGACTGAACACGCGTTCGTCTGCCAATATTGTGAAAAAACATTCCGCCGTGAATCCAGCCTGGCTGTGCACCTCTGCGAGCCCAAACGCAGACATCAGGAGCGCGATGAACGAGGAGTACAGCTAGGCCTGCAGGCCTATCTCCGTTTTTACGAGATCACCCAAGGATCAGTCCGGCTCAAGACCTTTGATGATTTTGCTGCCAGCCCTTACTACAGGGCGTTCGTGAAGTTCGGTCGGTATTGCGTGGCCATCAGATCAGTGAACACAGCCAGATTCATCGATTGGGTGGTCGGACAAAACAAGAAGATCGATCATTGGTGTCGAGATTCTGTGTACACAGAATATCTCACGGAACATGTGAGATCCGAAGCTGCCACAGATGCCCTGGGCCGAGCACTGGAGACCGCCATTGATTGGGCCGAACAGACCGGCAATCCGGATCGAGATTATCTCCGTTATGGCAATGATCATGTGATATGTCATGCCGTGATGAACGGTCGTGTCACGGCCTGGACGCTGTACAACTGTGACAGTGGCACCGAATTCCTGAACCGTATAAATCCCGAGCAGGTCACCATGATCTGGAGCATGATTGATGCGGATTTCTGGCAGCGTAGATTCCGAGATTATCCTGCTGACACAGAATACGTGCGTGAAATGCTGCGCAAGGCGGGCTGGTCATGAGCGCAGACGTTGATATCGATCTCGCCGATCGCAATCTGCTTTTGCAGTTGATACCGCATACACCGGCCCGACAAACACCCGACGGCCATGTGCGACGGCACAACAGCGGCGTATACGTCACAGACATACCCTATGATCCTGTGAATCAGTGTGCAGCCATTGATTATGAAACCGCAGAATCCAGAGGATACTTCAAGCTCGATCTCTTGAACATGTCAGTGTACCAGTTGATACGAGATCCTGCGCACTATCAACAGATGCTGGACCAAGAACCAGAATGGTCAAGGCTGTGGACGGATGCAGCCCGGGCCAGCCGACTGGTACACGTGGGAGGTTACCTGGATTTATTGCGCACCATGCGACCTGACAGCATACCTCGCATGGCAGCGTTTATTTCCGTGATCAGACCAGGCAAAGCGCATCTGCAGAATCTATCATGGCCAGAAGTGTTTGCATCGGTATGGGACGGAGACGCTAGCCGTGGCTATGTGTTCAAAAAAGCACATGCCATAGGCTACGCGGCCCTGGTGGCTCTGCACATGAACCTACTCGCCGAGGTGTCGGACAAGAGTGATTGATTTGCGCTTGGTTTTCTTGCGATTGATATCGGTCAGGCTACACACCGGGCCGTGGATGATTTCCAGATCTCGATTGGCAAAAGTCCTGAGATAGGGCCGGAACGGTAACCAATCTCGGCCAAGAAAGATGTTGATAGGAATGCTGCGGTTGCTTTCCCACCACCAAATCTGCGCTTGATCAATAAACTGGCGTCGGAGCCCAGGATCTTGGATGGCGCCAAAATCGTATATGGTGGTCACGGTATCGTCTCGATTCTGGATCAGGCCGATGTATTCGATACCGGCATATTGGCACAAAGAGATGAACGGATATTGCTCCGAGAGTTTTGCAAAGACGTTTTCACCCATAAATATCGGTGGAGATTCCTATGTATTCGACCACGGTCTATTTATATCAGCAGATCCAAACGGTTTTATTGATAGATATCAGTGGAGCATATTTCAACGCGAGGTGGCAACCAGTGTACGCAAAAAGCCTAAAACTAAACCTGGGCGTGGACAATGTGATCCTGTTCCAGTTCCAGAATCAAGATCAAAAACCCGTGAACATATCTGGCAGCACGTTCACGTTCCGCATCATAAGCCAAAATGGCGATAACTTGCTGTTCGCCAAAGAACTGGTCAGTTTGTCAAACAGCCTAGGCCGTGCCAAGGTCACTGTCACAGCGGAAGAGACCCTGCATTTCCAGGCACAGCCTGCTTCATGGAGCATAGCAGTGAGCTCAGGCAACCTCGACCAGGCCGTACTCACTGATGATTACTCTGGAGCCCGTGGGGACATCGACATCGTGGATTCTGTGTTGCCAGCCTTCGTGGCCAGTGCAGTGCTGACCATCCCCGATCAAGTACCTACGGGCAACATCTATTACACCAGCACAGTGACCACGGATGGGTCGCCCTTGACCACTTTCCAGTTAGACACTGTGAACCTCACGGGCAATGTAGCGGTACAAGGATCTTCAGACGCCACCGCCTACACTGTGTTATGGTACGATGTTCCTTTCCAGGATCTCAAGACCGGCAATACCGTGAGCAACGTGCAGTTCAACAACAGCAGCGAAAGATTGGGCATCAACGTGCAGGGATTCCATCCTTTTATACGTCTGGAGTTTGGCATCAACGGTGGCAATGTGGATCTCATACAGTATCGATGAAGATACAGAAGATCGTAGGATTCGGTGACTCCTGGATGTACGGCGATGAGTTGCTGGATCCGGCCCTGGCAGCTCAACACGCCGACGCTCACTGTTGCTGGGAGCAAAACACCTCCTATAGACAGAGTCATTGCTTCTTGGGGCTGCTGGGTCAGCACTACGATTTACCTACAGAAAATTTTGGCATCCCCGGAGGCAGCCTTGAAAGCACTGAATGGACCTATCTCTGGTGGCTAGATCATGAGCCCAATCCAGAAAACTGTCTGGTCCTGATCTTTCTCACCGAAAGCAATCGAGCCAGTTTTTACGATCCCAATCATGTGCATTACTCCAACGATCCCCCTTGGAACAAGTTCGTACACAGCACCTGGGTACATTTTGGATCATCGGTGATCGGACCCGAATTCACCGACTTGATCAAGCGTTATCTGGTACTCACAGAATGTGCGGAATTGTGCAATCTGAGATATCATCGAGCATTGTTGTTCTTTGACGGCCAGAGATCTAGATCGGGTATTCCCACCCTGATGTTCAATACATTACCTCCGGTGCGTGTGATACCGGACGTTGCCAGTCTGGTTTGGCCAGATTTCGCTTGGACCATGTATTTCCGCGATCACCCCGACAATCAAAATCGAGGCCTGATCATGCCAGGCGGCCATCCCAACGAAAAAGGTCACGAGGTCATCCATGACATGTTGCTTCCTGAGACGGATCGTGTTATACTCGTACAGTGATCGATCTACTCGCCTATCTTCCTTCTAAACGCAAACAGACAGCGTCTGGCTGGATTTCAGTAAACGCGCCCTGCTGTGTACACAACGGTGAATCGGCAGATCGACGACAGCGCGGCGGCCTGAAAATATCGGAGCAGGGTTGGTCGTGGCATTGTTTTAATTGCCAATTTACTGCCAGTTTTGTGCAGGGAAGGAATCTCACATTTAAAGCACGGAAGTTGCTGACTTGGTTGAATGTGCCCCAGGAAGAGATCGAACGTATCAATCTCGAGAGCCTGCGACATCGCAGCATACAAGGCATCCTGGATGACCGCCAGCGCACGGCGCAGGCAGTGCAGGGCATAGAGTTTGAGGATCGAGACTTGCCAGAAGAATTCGCCTTGATCGATGACAGTTTCACCGATCACTGGCAGTATCTGCGTGACCGTTGCGTACCGGAAGATTATCCTGCGGGCATGATACACGGCAAGACCGATGACAAGTTCACACGCAGGCAGGGCGTGATCATCCCCTTCACCTATGACGGACGCATCGTTGGTCACACCCGTAGATTCTTTGACGATCATAATCCGCGCTACATCCACGACATGCAGCCTGGTTTCGTGTTCGGCACTGATCTACAGAGACCCGACTGGCAGCACGCGATCGTGGTCGAGGGGGTGTTCGATGCGCTTTCTATAGGAGGCCTGGCCGTGCTGCATGCCGACGTCAATGACGCACAGGCACGCTTGATCCGCAGCCTGCATCGTGAGATCACGGTAGTGCCAGATCAGGATGAGGCTGGCATGCGACTGGTAGATCGCGCGATAGAACTAGGATGGGCCGTGAGCATGCCCGACTGGCCCGATGGAGTTAAAGATGCAAACGATGCGGTAAAGCAGTGGGGAAGACTGGTGACCTTGATACATATATTCCAGGCACGAGAGACCAGCCGGATCAAGATCGAACTTAGGAAGAAGCAACTTGCTAAAAGACTACGGCATTGACGTGCAACGACTGTTCCTGGAGATGATGCTCCAGGACGCGCAGAGCTATATCCGCGTGCAGAACATCTACAATCCCGAGAACTTTGATCGCAGCCTGCGACCAGCGGCTGAGTTCATCAAAGATCACTGCGATCGCCACAAGACCATGCCCGAGCGCACACAGGTCTCAGCGACCACTGGTCTCCGTCTGGAGCATATACCCGATCTCACAGAAGGACACTTTGACTGGTTCCTAGAAGAGTTTGAAGGATTCACCAGGCGGCAGGAACTGGAGCGTGCAATCCTCAAGAGCGCAGACTTGCTGGAGAAAGGCAACTTCGATCCTGTGGAGAAATTGATCAAGGATGCGGTACAGATAAGCCTGACCAAGGACATGGGCACAGACTATTTCGATGATCCGCGTGCGCGATTGTTGGCTCTCAAAAACAACAACGGGCAGAACTCCACGGGTTGGCCTGCGCTTGATAAACTGCTGTATGGCGGTTTCAACCGAGGTGAATTACAGATCTTCGCAGGCGGATCTGGATCAGGCAAATCGTTGTTCATGCAGAACCTGGCAGTGAACTGGGTAGAGGCCGGACTTAGCGGTGTTTATATCACGCTGGAACTTTCGGAAGGCCTGTGCGCCATGCGCATAGATGGCATGCTGACCAACACAGCGCAGCGAGAAATCTTCCGGGACTTGGACACGGTAGAGATGAAGATCAAGATGATGGGCAAGAAGTCGGGCAAGATGCGTATCAAATACATGCCCGCACAAAGCACAGTGAATGACATCCGGGCCTATCTCAAGGAACTGCAGATACAGACTGGATTGCGAGCGGATTTCCTGTGCGTGGACTACTTGGACCTGCTCATGCCGGTATCGGCCAAGGTCAGTCCCAATGATCTGTTCGTGAAAGACAAGTATGTTTCGGAAGAACTGCGCAACTTGGCCAAGGAACTGAACATCCTGTTCGTCACAGCGAGCCAGTTGAATCGCACGGCGGTGGAAGAGATCGAGTTCGACCACAGTCATATCTCGGGC